AGAGGTGTTTCTTCAAGTGAGCGTAAAAGCATGAAAAAGTTTTTAATAAAAGAGCCAAGAAAACAGAAGCAAATAAAAGAAAATATTGATGATGCTATGGTATGGAAAAAGAGTTATAATGAATCAAAAGCTGAAGAATTATCTTACTTTGAGATTTTAAAAAGGTTGGGAAAGAAAAAATGAGAGATAGAAATATAAGCTTTATAAGAAAAAATGGAAGAATTATTCCTATAAAAAGAAAAAGTTTACATGTTAAATCAGTAGAAAATGTTCCAACAAAGAAGTTATTAGAAGCTAAAGAGCATTATTATTCATTAAAGGATGCAAAAGGACGCACTAAAGAATATTCACCAATAGAAGTAAAAACAGAGCTTAATAAAAGATATAATAAAATAATGAATAAAGCAGATAAAGACTATAATAAAGGTTATGCTGCTTATATGAAATCAAAAGCAAACAAGATTAAAAAGGCTAGAGAATCTTTTAAAATGGGTAAATTTAATTTTTATTATGGAAAAAGAGCCTACCAGGAATTTAAAAAAGATAATAAAGGAACTTGGATAACTGGAAAAAAGGCTAGAATTTACTTTAGAAAAGAATCTAATGAAATTCCATTTTAAGGGGTAGAATAATGGCAAAAAATAACCAGGTTGTTTTTAGAAGAGTTAGAGGAAAAATCGTTCCTATAAAGGTAAAGGATAAAAAAGAATTAGCTCACTCAGGTAAATTAATAGCAACAGGTTTAGCGACTTCTTTAGTAGGTGGAGGAATATCCAGGTTAAGCCAAAAAGGGGCAAAGGCAGCTTTAAAAAAATCATATCAGGCATCAAAATTATCCGCTAAATCAAGATCTAGGGCTGCATCAGATATTCAGAAAACATTTGGTTTTGACGATAAATTTGACAATAGAAATATAATAAGAGCAAGAAAATATTCAGCAACAAGTGTTGCTTTATCTAAAAGATCTATAAAATTTACCAAAGTTTCTTCACTTACAAGACTAGCAGCTTCAGCACTTGGTGGCGGTATTGTTACATCAGGTTTAGAGCGTGGAGCAGAAGCACTTGGAATAAAAGAATCAGCAACAAGAGAAGCAATAACAGCAGTAGCAGGACAAATTGCTTCATATGCTTTTATGTTGGGAGTTGGTAAGTTTGGAGCTAGAGCAAAGAGCCTAAAACTATTGAAGTCAATAAATCAGGCTGCTAAAGTTACAAAAGGCAGAATAAAGAAAAGATATTTACCAGATAGACCAGTTCAAGGTGAGTTATTCTAGGAGATCATAATGGAATCATCTTTTTTTAAGAATCCTATAATACAGGAAGTGTCAAAAAGTCATATTGAACAGCTAGAAAAGCTAGAGCAAGATAAATTAGATGAACTATTAAAGGTTTATAGGAAAATAAGAAGAGATTTAAGAGATCGGCTAGATTTAATTCCTTCAGGTACTTTTACGGCTCAAAGGATGCGCAGCGTAATAATTCAATTAGATGAAGCGATAAGACAATTAGATACAAGTTTAGTAAGACAAATAGAGTTAGCTTTTTCAGATTTCACAAGAGAAGGAGTTGATGATCTTATTGAAGAAGTCAATTTGTTTGAAGAAGAATTTCAGGGAGCAATTACACCTATAAAAGTAGATGAAATAATGGTTGCTATGGAAAGCAAGAATCTATTGGTTAATCAATACCAGGCAAGCATTAAAGCATATAGTGAAGATCTTAGGCAAAACATAGCATACGGACTAACGCAAGGCGCAATATCAGAATCAACAACAGAACAAGTTATTCAAAATTTAAGTAAGGTTTTCATTTTTGAAGAATGGAAATTAAGGCGTATTGCAAGAACAGAATATCATCAAATATATAATTTAGCAAAGATCAAAGGAATGGGTGAAATTAAAGAACAGTATATGCCAGGACTCAAAAAAGCATTATTTCATCCAATGGACGATAGAACAGGTGAAGATTCAAAACAAGCTGCTATAGAAAAATTAGTGGTTCCAATTAATGAGCCGTTCGAGTATAATTATAATAGGCGATTAAGTGACGGAACTATCAGAACAGAAAAAAGAGTTTTTATGACTCCACCAGATAGACCTAACGATCGTAGTATTTTAATTCCATTCCAGGATGAATGGGTAAACTAAGGAGAAAAAACACATGCCAATGACAGAAGAAGAAAAAAGAGAGTTTGAAGAATTAAAAAAAATGAGAGAAGAAAAGAACAAAGAAAAATTAAATCAGCAGAATCAAGATCTTGATGATAATGAAGATGCTGATGAAAATGAAGAAGATTTTGACGCTTTATCTAAGGAAGAATTGATTTCTAAACTTAAAAATACAGGTAAAACAATAAAAGATCTTCGCAAAGAAAACGCTAAAAGACGAGTAGAGAACAAAGAGTTCAAGTCAGGACTTGAAGCAATGTCTAACGAACTAAGCGGTTTCAAAGGCGGTATAGCCAAAGCATTAGGTTTATCAAGAGAAGATGACCTAAAACCAGAGGAACAAATAGGAGTTCTACAAGAGCAAAATCTTAATTTAGAATCAAGGTTAGCATTTTTAGAAATTTGTAACGAACATGGTATTGTTGGAGAAAAAAACCAAAAATATTTCAATTACTTATTGAATGAAAAAATGTCACATCTTGATGAAGATGAAGAACTACCAGAAGAAGTTTTTAATGAAATACTTGAAGAAGTTAACGCTAGAGGCTTTAACAATTCAAAAAGATCTAAAACTAGTGTTGATGGTTCGGGCAAAGGCGATTCAGGCAATCCTCCGATCAATAACGAAAATCAAGATCTATTCAAAGGTGATATGACAGTTGAAAAATTTGTTAAATTATCCATAACTGAACAAGGTTATTACTATGGTAAAAATCCAGTTCATGCACAAAAACTTCTTGATGAAGCTGCTAAAAGAGGACTTCTAGGTTAATTTAATTTATTAGGAGGATAAAATGGGAGCTACTAAAGAATTTACTTTTCAGCCGAAAGTTTGGCAAAGTCACATTGAGGCTTATTTCAGGCGTAAACTAGTTTATGGTGCATTTGCTTTTTCACCAGATGAAGAAAAGCCAATGTCACAAAATCCTGGTGACACTATTCACTTTCCATATTTCAAAAAAATAGGTGATGCAGAGGAGCCAGGCGCAGAGGATGCACTTCAGGTTGAAGCATTAACAGATGATAGTTTTACAGCTACACTAAAAGAAATTGGTAAAGCAGTAGGACTAAGAGATTCAGCACTAAGAAAAAGTGCAGCTTCAAAAGAAGCTAATTATAAAAATGCTCAGAGCCAGCTAGGAAGAGTTCTTGCTGAAAAGATTGATAAAGATCTTATTACAGAAATCGGTACTTCTTACAAAGCAGGTTACACAGCCACAGCAAATACTCAACTATGTACTGTAAAAAATATACTTGAAGCTAAAATTGTTGGTTTTGGTGATCTTCACACAGAAGCGGCAGTTATGTTCATGCACTCTTTCCAGTTCTTAGATTTCATGAAAGACGACACAGCAGGTTTTCTAAAGGCAGATGCAAATGATCCTTTTAAGGGCATTGCAGGATTCCAGGGAAGAATACTTGATGGTATGGCTATTATTACAGTTGATTCTATTCCAGCAGTAGCAGGTGGAATTGGCGGTAAAAAAGCTTATGACGCTTTTATCTGTAAGCCAGAAGCTTATGGTTATATCTTAGGCGAAGAAATGAATCTTGAAGTTGATAGAGATATTCTTTCAAGAGAAAATGTTATGGCAATGACTCATTGGTATGCAGTTAAGAATTTCCATAATAAGATTTCTTCAGACGATGATAGAATTGTAAGAGTAAGAACAGCAACTTCTATTGCTTCATAATTAGCTCATTATATGGTTTCGGGTTGTACCCTAAACAGCCCACAACAATTTAGTTTTAAACCTTTCCAGGAGGAATAAATGAGTTCACAACAAGGCGAAAAAAATCCACAGAATGTCGTGGTAGAATTAGGAAGTCCAAGTGCTGATGCTGTAATAACAGCAATGAAAGCGCATAGAAAAATGAAACTTTTAGCTGCTTATCTTATCAATAATGCTGCGGTTACTCAGTCAGATACAGATTATGTAGTTATAAATGTTAAGGACAAAAGCGGTAATGTTATGGCAACAGTAAGCACAAAACTAACAGGCGGCGATGCTGCTATAGTTAAAGATGTTCCACTTGCTTTGACAGTTAATTCCACATATTCAACTATTGAAAATGATGATTATGTTCAGGTTCAATACGATGAAACTGACGCTGGTTCAAACGTAGCTTTAACAAGTGCTAGAGTTCAGCTTGTTTTTGCAAATATCGGAACTTGCGAATAATTAGTTTTTGCTATGGAGGGGGCTTTCCTCTCCATAGCATAATTTTAGGAGTAACACATGGGTTTAACAGGTTTTAATAAAGGAAGAAGATTACACGCTGATAAAATCAGAAGTAAAAGATTTAAAAAGCTAGAAAACATAAAAAAACAGGAAGAAAGAGAGCTAGAGATAAGAAGCAATAAAGAGAATGAAAATAAAAACAAAGATATTTTAATTATTCTTTCGTTCTTATCTGAAATTTGCAAACAAAACAAAGACGCTTTCGAGGGTAAAAGAAGAGGCAGAAGAAAGGTTAAGAAATAATGGCTTTAACTTCAGAACAAAAAATGAGAATAACAACATTATTAGGTTGGTCAGCAAAAACATTAATATCAGGTTCAACGCATTATAGTTCATATATATCAGACAAATTGAATAGTCTAAATGAAGATGCAGAAACTATTATTATTGAATATTTAACCAGGATTCAAAACATTGATACAAAACTTGATGCGTCTTTTGCTAAAGATAATATCAGAAGGGTTGATGACATAGAGTTCTTTGGCGACAATATGAGTAAAATGAGGTCAGAAAGAAAAAAGCTATTATGCGAGTTGTCAGATTTAACAGATATACCTAATAAAAAAGGTTGCGGTTCTAGCATAGGGGTCATAGTTTGAGTAATACAGCTTTTGTAGATGATTTAATTGATTGCGTAGATGATGTTCTAGGTTGCAGGGATGAAATAGGGGCAATTAAAGATCTTGTTTATATTTCATCTCAGACTTGGAGCGGTGGCGCACCAGGAAGAGGAACTTTAGCTGAGGTTCTAACAGACGTTTTACCTACTCCACATATTGTTGATTTAAGGCACAATTCAAGAATAATTGCAGCAGGTAAAAGCTCAAAAGGTGATATTTTATTGAAGAATATCAGCAGAAAAACATTTGCTACAGAATCAGAAGTTGATGGTTCTAGTAATAATAAAGCAAAAGAGGTATTTTATAAAATAGGTGAAAACTACTATACAGTTGTTAGTGTAAAAAAGAAGTATGCAACATGGGATATTTTACTAAGAAAGAATAGCGTAAAATGAGTGTTATTAAGGTTGATTTAAAAGACTTTTCCAAAGCATTAAAGAACTATACAAGCTCAAATATTGAAGTTGTTAAAAAATCAGTTGCAGTTGGAGCGGTAAAGTCAATTCCAGAGTTGGTTAAAAATTCACCTATAGACACAGGGCATTATGCTAGTTCATGGGACGTTCTTTTAGGAAATACTTCAGTAACAGTTGGTAATTTTGCGCCACATGCGCCGATAATTGAATATGGGGCTAGACCATTTACACCACCATTAAAACCTTTATTAGCATGGGCAAAAAGAGTTTTAAATGATCCTTCTCAACCACCAGAATATTCTCCTGAAGTTTGGAAACTTGCCATTGGTACAAGAAACAAAATTCAAGAAGTAGGAATGAAGCCAAGACACATTATGACTAAAAGCATTCCTATGATAATAAAAAATATTGAAGAAGAATTGAGGAAAAATGCCTGATATTAATGAAATTATAGTTAAATCAATAGGCGAATATCTTCTTTCAGAAGTAACAGATTTGAATGAATATGTTGATGGTTTTCCAGAAGCAAATCAAGATATAGATTATCCTAGTATTTCTTTAATTGTTTTAAGCTCAAAGTTTGAAAAAGAAAAGAATCCTAGAGAAATAACTAGAGGTTCAGAAGTAGGAAATGAAGCTTCAATTAAATATCAAATAGGACAATGGGAAATACAGGTTCAACTAGATTTATGGGCAAGTTATAAGGCTCAAAGATCAGATATTGGAATAAAAATCTATGAAGCTTTAAATAAAAATGGTGAAGCAGGTAATTTAGCTTTACAATTAACGGACTATCATAACGAATATGCAAATATTACGTTTACAGGTATGAACGATCAAAATGATGAGGCTGGATCTCACGAAAAGGAATGGCGAAGGCGTTATGATATTATAGTAGATGTTGCAGAGATTCTTGAAAAGACTGAGGGAATTATGAAGGATCTAAGCACACAAGCAGATGATATTGGTTTTAATGTAATAGTGGAGGAATAAATGGGAGAAATTTTTAGAACAAATGACCCAACGCAGTATGATGATGTTGACGGAATCATAATTGACGAATCAGCACCAGCACCAAATATTTCAGGTGTTGCAGCTAATATTGCCATTATGGTTGGACAATTTCAAAGAGGCGTTGAAAACGAATTAACAGATATTTCTAGCATTGGGGTTCTACATGAACTTTTTGGACAAAGTGATGCTAGAGGAAACAAAGCTCTTAAAAACAAAAAGTTTGGTAGACTTAGAGTTATTAGAGTTGTTGCTTCAGATTCAGCAAAAGCAACAGTAACATTGCAGGATGAGACTCCAGCAGATTCAATTAAATTTGAAGCTTTATATAAAGGCGTTTATGGAAATAGCATACAATATAAGGTTGAAGCAGGAACATCTTCAGGTAAAAAATATACTTTTAAAGATAACAATTCAAATTCAGTAATTCCAATTGAAGTATATGATAATGTTGTTGTAACAGGCAAAACACAGGTTCAATTAGATGAACTGTTCGCAGGTTCAAAACTTATTAAGCCAGTAGCTATTCCAGCAGTAGATGAGCCAGCAAATGTTGCTACATTTACAGGTTTAGCTTCAGGTTCAGATGGTACTATTGCAGATACAGATTATGAATCAGCAATTGCAGTTGCAGAACAAGAAAGGGCAGGAAATGTTCTTTTCACAGATTATTATACTTCAAGCATTAATGGTTATCTAAAGGCACACTTGACTAATGCACCAGATAAACTTGTTATTGTCGCTCCAGCTTCAAGTGAAGATGAAGATACAACAACAAGCGCATCAACAGCAAAATCAAATGCTATAACAGATGTTGATTTAAATAGAGATGCAGAAGGTTCTATAATTTATGCTTTCAATCCTATTAAAACAAGAATCAATGGCGTGGTAGTAAATCAGTCAGCAGCACCATGGATTGCTTCAATTATATCTTTAACAGCACCACATATTGATCCAGCTTATGCGGCTAATGTTCAGTTTACTTTAGGCGGTCTTGACACAAAGTATAAATATAACAGAAATGATTATATTGCTTTTAAAGAAGCTGGAATTGCTGCTTTTGAACTTGATAAAGATTTAGGAATAAAGCTTAGATCAGGAATTTCAACGCAGATAGTTAATTCTTCTAAGGTAACAATTCTTAGAAAAAGAATGGCTTATTTCCTCACAGATTCAATTGCTCTTTTCCTTAAAAATTATCAGAATGATGTTAACTCATTTGCAAAAAGAACAGCAGTTAACGCAGCTATTGTTTCTTGGGACGATGGGCTAATCAGAGATGAAATTCTTCCTGGTGATGCAGAAGTGAAAACAGGTAAGGCAAGACTAGTTGACACAGAGAGTCTTAACACTGATGATAGTATTGCAGCAGGTAAATTTATATTGCTTTATAAGCGTAGAATTTATAGCTCAATGCGTTTTATTGTTCTTAAAGCTGAAATTGGCGAAAGCGTAGTTGTAACGGAAGCATAGGGAGGTCTAAATGGCAAGTATTAGAGGAAATAGAGGTTCAATTAAGCTTTTTAAAAATGGAAGTGATGTTGAACTTTTAAATGTAACAAGTTTTGAAGTAAACCAAGATACTGATTTTATGAGATCAAATTATGTTGGTAGTTCGGTTCCAGAAGGTGATCAATCTCAGCAAGGTTGGTCAGGTTCTATTGACGTAGAAGTTAAAGATTCAACAGTTGATGATATTATTGACGCAATTGTTAATAACAATCTTGCAGGTGTTGGTGCAGATGAATTTAGCGTTCTTTTGGGTGAAGAATATCCAGATGGCGGTGCAGCTTATTATGCTTATTCAGACGTACAGCTTAAAATGTCAAAGAGAAATCCAGGTCAAACAGAAAAGATTACAAAAAGACTTGATTTCCAGGCTAGTTTTAGAACAAAGCTTTAAAATTTATATTTTAGTTTAAATTAAGTGCTATTGGGTGTTATAATACATCTGATAGCACTTTTTTTATTTTAGGAGGATAACATGGAAGCGATTAAATTTAAACTTTCGACAAAAAGAGAAGTTGTAATGAAAATGCCACAAGTAGGAGATCAGGAACTTGCAGCAGAAAGAGCAGGAGATATTAAAAATCCTAATTCATACGCTTTAGCAATTCAGAATGAACTTGTGAAATTACTTCTTTATTCAGTAGACGGAGAAAAGTTAACAGGTGCAAAAAAACAAAACATTAAGGCTTTATTTACTCTAGGAGAATACAGCGAGATTATTTTAGCTTTGGGTGAAGCACTCCCAAAGCCAGAGGTTCCAAAGTTGAATGTTGTGACAATAGAAGAGTAATTTGGCGCAAATATACATGGCTAAAAAGGTATACATCATTTACTTTGGACGAGATTAGAAGCATGAAACCAGAAGTTTTTGATATAGTTTGCGAAGAACTTCAGGATATACTAGAGAGAGAATCGGGGAGGGATTAATGGCACTTGCTCAAATGTTCCAGGTAGCAACAGAGTTCAGATTTGAAATAGGTTCAGCTTTATTAGGAACTAAAACATTGACAGGTGCCGTTGATGACTTACAGGGGCGTATAGATGACGCTGCAATGTCTTTTCAACGATTAGGATTAGGAATAGCTGCTAGTTTAGGCGTAGGTACAGGTGGCGTTTTTGCATTATTTGGAAAAGCTATTCAATCAGCAGAAAAATATAAAGATGTTCAACTATCAATAGCAAATATTCTAGCAGCTAATAGAGATAACTTAGTCGGTCAAGTTGATACTTTTAATCAAAGAATGGAAGTATCAGCAGATCTTCTTAATAAAATGATTAAGCAAGCAAGACAATTCTCTTTACCACAAGCAGAGATGATAATGATGTCAAAAATGCTTATGCCATTATTTTTATCTAAAGGAATGGCAGGAAAAGGTTTAGGAGAGCCAATTGATTTTGCTAGAAATTTCCTAAAGACTTCACAGTCATTAGCTTTTGATCCACAGCAAAGTTTAGGTCAGCTAATGAGAGCAATTGAAGGTGGAGCTTCAAGCGGTGATCCTATGTTTAGACGTTTGACAATGGACACTAAGGTTATGCGAGAATTTGCTGGAAATACAAAAAAATTCAATTCGCTAGAGCCACACAAAAGAATGGAAGTTTTATCTAAAGCTTTTGCAGAATTTACAAGAGATACAGATACACTCATAGCTAGGACAAATACCGTTACAGGTCAATGGCGATTATTGAGGGAAAATATAGCAGGTGTTGGAAGCGTATTAAAACCACTTGGAGATGTTATAATTCCAGCAATAGTTAAGATATTCAAGGCTTTAAACAATATATTAGTTAATCAGGTAGCAGGAACAATTAAGAATATAGCTCAAATGATTAAACCTTTCGTGGATGATCTTCAAGGAACAGTTGTTACATTTATGCAATTAAGAAGTTTATCCCAGGATCTTAGAAGGACAGGAACAGCCGTTTCTATTATAGGAATATCTTCAGCTTTAGGAGGCGTTATAAAATTTCTTGGAGGATCAGCGTTATTTGCTACTCCATTAATAGGACAGGTTGCAGCAGGTATATATGTTCTAGGTTCAGCAATGCAAAGGGCACAGGTTCCTATAGATTCGCTTGGATCAGTATTTACTATATTAGCAGGAGCATCAGTAATAGGAGCTATATTAGCTAAATTTGGAAAGCTAAAAGTAGTTCTAATGGGTATAGGCAGACTTGGAGCTTCAATAATTAGACCACTAGCTTTTTTCCTTGCATTGTTTCAAACAATATCAAGATCAGTTGCAATAGCTAAAATTGAAGATGCAAAAACTTTACCAACATTAATGGAAAATTTCTCTAAAATGCTGCTAAGAGCAAAAGAAGCACTTTCAAAAATATTTGCACCACTAGCGGCAGGATTAGATTTAATAGCAGAAAAGTTTAGTTTTCTATTTAGAAGAACTTACATGATGCAAGCAGCAATGGGTGTTTTAGAAGGAGTTGTAAATGTTTTAGAGTTTTTCGCAGATGGCGTTAAACTTATAGTCGCAGCAATAACAGGTATATATTTTGAAATAGCAGATTTCATAAATAACATAAAAGATTTTGGCATAGGAGAAGCTTTTTCAAGATTTGGAGAAGCTTTTCAAAAAGGTTTATTTGGTGTAATTGATGAAGATTCACCTTTTAAAGATAAGCCAGCAGTAGCAAATCAGGTTACAAATATAGCAAGCATGAAGGTTGATATTAGAAACGATTTCAAAGAGAATTTACAGCCAGATAGAATTGCTTTTACAATGAAGGATCAATTAATGAAAGTTGCCCAAAATCCTACACAAGCAAGGGGCAGATCATTTTCTAAACAAGCAGTAGTTGGAAGAGGCTCAACAGGGAGTTGGTAATGAGTATATTAAACGGATCTAATAAGGCAGTTGCCAATTCAAGAGATTATTTAACGAACACATCAATATATAAGGCTTTAGTACCAGAAAAAGGGACAAAATATCCACAACAAGACTTTCCAGATGGTTTAGTTCTTACAGAAATTGTTAATGGGAAGTTAGGAACAGAGCCAGATAATATTTTAGTTTTAAATGGGAATATGATGCCATTTCAACCACTTTCTATCGGTGGAGAGCAAAGAATAACTAAAAAATACTACCCAGGAAATCCAGAACCAGCAGTTCAGGTTTTAGGATCACAAGAAAAAGATATAGTAATAAAAGGTAGATTAAAAGATAGAAAATATAAAGATGCTTCATTCAGAGGTGTCGCTGATGAAGTGCGTCAGAAGATCGAGAATATGAGAATCAGAGGCAATATTCTTGAAATGAGATTAGGCGAAATAGTCAGATATATAATAATAAAAGAAACAGAATTTAACATAAAGACTTTAGCAGATATAGAATATCAAATAACATTTGATATATTAGGATTTACACAGCCAGATAATTTTAACAAGGTTGACGCAGAAAGACGTATTCCATTTGATATTAATGAACAGTTGTTATTACAAGCAACTTCTTTTCAACAGGAATTTGGCACACCTCCAGAAACTTTACCGCAAAGCTTAATTGATAATATTAATGGCTTAATCTCAGATGTAGCTTCAGCAATTTCAGCAGTAACAGGATATATAGATTCAGTTGTATCGGTAATTGAAGATGTAGCCGAAACTATAAATAAGGCAGTAGGAGTAATAAGATTCGCACAGCTTGAAATATTTAGATTTAGGCAGAGGCTAGGAAGAATATCATTAAATAGTGATTTATTTATAGATCAAGGAAATGTTTCTTCAATTGGTGGAATTAGTGCTCCAGATTCAGGTGGAGTTCAAGATCCTACACTTGCGCTTAAATATTCAAATGCTAATTATATAGGTGAAACTATGTCAGCTACTCATGATTTAACTGAAATACTTGAAAAC